CAAGACCAACATCGTGATCGCCATCAACCCGCACCGGCAGGAACCGCAGATGCCGATGCCGGGCGGCCCGCAGGGCGCGATGCCAATGCCGATGCCGCATGTTCCGGTGGCTCCGGCCGCCCCTCCGCCGGCGATGATGCCCCCGATGGGCGGCGGGCTGGCGGCGGCGCCGGGCGTCCCAACCGGCGGCATGCTCCCGATGCCTCGTAAGCGCGGCGGGCGGGCGTATCGCACCTACCACGATATGGACGCGGGCGCTGGTAGCGGCGAAGGCCGCCTGGAAAAGACGGAGATTGCCGCCCATCGGAGGTGATCGGTTATTCGCCGCGGATGAGCGCCAGAGTTCGCGGCGAGTGGAAGCAAGGCGCCGGAGTCCCCTCCCGGCGTCTTGCCAACCCATAGTGTAAAAAGGAGGGGCCATGTTGACGTTCAACATGCAATTGGCGCGAGAGTTCGGAAAACTGACGGATGAGAGAATAGATGCGTTAACTGAGGTTCTTACAAGCGGCACTATACCCGACTATGGCGCGTATCAAAAAGTCGTGGGTCAAGTGCAGGCTTTCAAAGAGGCTAAAGACTTGATGGAGGAAGCTCTCTCCATCTGCGAAGGAAAGAGGGGATAAATATGCCGTTTATGCTGATGGATCACGACGTAGATCCAAAGGAAAAAATCTTGAACGAGCTGGGCGACGTAAGCCCGTTCAAGATTTTCAACAACCAAGTGCTCGTCGCTATTTACACGCGCCCTGCGCGAACCAAGAGCGGCCTTTATCTACCAGACCAAACGGTTGGCGAGGACAAGTACCAGGGCAAAGTCGGCCTCGTGGTTGCTAAAGGGCCGAGCGCATTCGACCCGGAAGTCGAAGGGTGGTTCAAAGGGGTCGAAGTTAACCTTCATGATTGGGTCGTATTTCGTCCTTCTGACGGCTGGGGCATTGACGTTAACAACGTCCCTTGCCGCATCGTCGACGATACATCCATTCGCGGCAGCGTAGACCGTCCTGATAGGGTATGGTAGTCATGGAAAACGAAGAAAACGAAATCCAGGTTGAAGAAGCCGTTGAAGAACAGCCCATCGTGGCTGCGGAAGACGGCATCGAAGAGCTGAAGCGGCGCCTTGAAGAAGAGAAAAAGGCGCGCGAAGAAGCTGAAACTCGTGCGCAAGACGCATATCGCGCGGCTCAAGAGGCCGCCCAGCGCGAACGTGAAGCTCGGGAACGCGCGACCAAGGCGTCAACCGAAGTCGAAGACGTCAATTTGACGCTCGTTAAGAACGCTATTGACGGCGTGAAGCGGGATCAAGAGATTTATAAGGCAAATTACCGCGCAGCTATGGCTGTGGGTGATTTTGATGCCGCAGCAGACGCTCAAGAAGGCATGTCCGTGTCTGCGGCTAAGCTGCTTCAGCTCGAAAACGGCAAAACGGCGCTTGAAAACGCCAAAACACAACCGCAAGAGCCTGAACGGCGCCCGATTTCTGACCCCGTAGAAGCATTGGCGTCGCAATTATCGCCAAGATCCGCCGCGTGGGTGCGTCGTAACCCGCAATTTGCACGAGACGAACGGCTTTACCGCCGTATGATCGCGGCTCACGAGATTGCGACTGGCGATGGACTCGAACCGGATAGCGACGACTATTTCGCGGCAATCGAAACCACGCTTCGCTTGCGTCAACCGGCGGCCCCAACTGCTCCAGAACGTCAAACGGCTCCGCCGGCGGCCCCGGTACACCGTGAGTCTCGCCCCGGAACCGTTCGTCTGAGCGCGGAAGAGCGTGAAATGGCCCAAATGATGGGTATGACCGATAAGGAGTATGCTCAGAACAAGCAGCTCCTGATGAAAGAAGGACGAGTGCATTGAGCGGTTCCACCACTGCCCCTACCGCGGCGGCTGCCCCCGCTGCGGCTAAGCCCATGCGGCCGGAACTTCGGCCAGAGTCTTCGCGAGCTGCGGCGGAACGTCGTGCGGCTGAGATTTTGGGTAATCTATCGGCCGTCGAAGAAGGCGTTGATCGCTTCTATATCGACCCCAACCGCGTGCCGGACGGATGGTCGTATGAGTGGAAGCGTCGTACGCTCCTGAACATGCCGGACCCGTCGTACGACGTAAATTTGTCCCGCACTGGATGGGAACCGGTTCCGTTGGGCCGTCATCCCGAGGAGATGCCTTTGGGGTGGAAGGGCGAGACCATCGAGCGCGACGGCATGATCCTCATGCAGCGGCCGAAGATCATCACCGAGCAATTCGAGAATATCGAAAAGCGCAAAGCTCGGGATCAAGTGCGGCATAAAGAAGCGCAGTTGGCGTCTGCCCCGGACGGGCAATTCGGGCGGGATCATCCTCAAATTCGGCCGAAGATTGGTAAATCCCACGAGCCGGTGGCGGTGCCGTCTTAACGCATCCTCTTTACTAATAAGAGGGAAGGGTGATATGGGGCTAGCCATCCTTCCCTCTCACGATGCAGGGGGCGTGTTTTAGCCTTGGCTTTTAGCCCCCACGATGCGTGGGCGACAGGCCATCTCCTACAGGAGAAAATCTGTCATGGCGAATACCCTCGCGCCATTCGGTTTCCTGCAATACCAGGGAGGAGCGGGCGGCGCGCCGACCTTTGCTCAGTCGACCCGGCGTATTGCTTCGACCAACCCCACTGCGATCTACTTCGGCGACCCGGTGATCCCGGTCACTGGTTCTGCGACCGGTTACATCACCCGCGCCGCTGCCACTAACAACACGACCGTTGTGGCGGGCATCTTCGTTGGTTGCCAGTATCTGTCGGTTGCCCAGAAGCGCACCGTGTGGTCGCGCTATTGGCCGGGATCGGATGCAAGCGGTGACGTGATTGCGTACGTGATCGACGACCCCAATTCGCGCTTCTTGGTGCAGGCGAACGGCTCGTCGTTCTACAACGCGAACGCGACTTCTTCCAACATCAACTCCCTGCCGATTGGTCAGTACGTGACCTTCAATATCGGCTCGGGCAGCACCTCAACCGGTCAGTCTGGCGCGTATCTTGATGCGACGACCAACTCGACGACTGCCGCGCCCTTCATCATCGTCAGTTACGTCTTTGATCCTCCGGGGCAGAACGGTACGGACCCTTCGACGAACTACCCGTACGTGGTCGTTGGCTTCAACAATGAAGTCTGGCGCACCAACGGCGCTGGCCCGACCGGTATCGGCTGAGGAGTAACGGACAATGGCTGTTAATCTTTCGTCCATCAAAGACCTTCTGCTCCCCGGCCTGCGGGGCGTAGAAGGCAAGTACGAGATGATCCCGTCTCAGTACGACAAGATCTTCACGAAGATCGAGTCGAAGATGGCGCTCGAACGCACCGCCGAAATGCAGTACCTCGGGCTGGCCCAGCTGAAGACTGAAGGCGGTCAGACTTCGTTCGACAACAGCGCCGGCGAGCGTTTCGTCTATAACCAAGAGCACCTTGAAATCGCTCTTGGCTACGCGATCACCCGCAAAGCCATCGACGATAACCTGTACAAGACGCAGTTCCACCCGTCGAACCTCGGTCTGATCGAGTCCTTCCAGCAGACCAAGGAAATCTACGGCGCGAACATCCTGAACACCGCGCAGACCTACAATTCTGCGATCGGCGGCGACGGCGTGGCCCTGTGTTCGACCTCGCACCCGATCACGGGTTCTACGGTCGCCAACACGCCGGCTACGCAGGTTGATTTGAACGAAGCGACCTTGCTGAACGGAATGATCGCAGTTCGGACCAATTTCCGGGATCAGGCGGGCCTGAAGGTCTTCGCCCGCGCCCGTAAGCTGATCGTCCCGCCGCAGCTGGAACCGGTTGCAATTCGTCTGACCAGGACCGAACTGCGCCCGGGCACCGCTGACAACGACGTGAACGCGATCCACACTACCGCCGGCGGCCTGCCGGAAGGCTACATGGTCGCGGATTTCCTCACGTCTTCGTTTGCGTGGTTCCTGCTGACGAACATCGATGGCTTGTCCTACATGTCGCGCGTCAAGTTCGAAACCGACATGCAAGTGGATTTCACGACGGATAACCTGTTGGTGAAGGGCTACGAGCGTTACAGCTTTGGCTACTTCAACTGGCGCGCTATCTACGGGTCGTTCCCCACGTCGTAAGGAGACGGGCTTATGGCGGATACCGCCTTTTCGGGTCCGGTTATTGTCTTCGGGCAATCTCCGTACCCAGGCGCCGAATATAACCCGGATCTGGCTCCGTCCCTATTTTGGGGCGGCGCTGCGATCCTGGACCCTCGGCTGCCGTTCACGTACCTGCCCGGCGAAGCTCAGTCCGCCCCGGACTATGCTTGGGCCGGCATGGACAACATCACTGCCCTGAACGTCGTGCCTTATACGGCGACTTCGGGCGCGGTGGTTGCGTCTGCCAACCCGACCAGTGCGACGTTGACGTTGGTGTCGTCCAGTTCGACGACTTCCGGCGTCTACATCACCCCGTCGATCACTCGCTCCGACACCGGAGTGCTTGATACCAACGGCGGCGCGGGCCTCGTGGCGTTGGATGCCTATGCCTCGGTTACCGCGTCGTTCGCGAATGGCGTGATGACCGTGACGGCCAACAGCTATATGCCGATTGCTCCCGGCATGGTTGTTGTGTCGACTACCGGCACGGTGTCCTCGGGCACTGCGGCGGGCGCGGTAGTGGCGGGCCAGTTGACCTCGGCTTCGGCGGTTGCGACCGGCGGCCAGGGCGTGGCGGGCACCTACCAGACCAACGCGAGCAACCTGACGGCAACGTCGGGCACGGTGGTGCTGGCTTATCCGAACCCGCAGGCGTGTGCGGTACCAACCTTCAGACCCCGAGCGTCTACCTGTGGAGCCCTCAGGCTCTGCTGGGCCGTGGCGTATCGGTGACTGCGGCGGCGGGCGCGACGTACACAACTGCGACCATTTCGAGCTATGACGTGTATGGCTACCCGATGGTGGAGCAAATCACCATCACGGCCGGCTCTACCGTCAACGGCAAGAAGGCGCACAAGTATATCAAGTCGGTCGTCCTGAGCGGCGGCACGGCTGATACCACTCATGCGTACTCGGTCAACACGATTGACCTCTTCGGTCTCCCGATCCGGTCGGATAGCTTCGGCGACATTCTGATCAATTCGGCGGCTGGGTCACTGACGGCGACGACTTTGGTTACGGCAGCGACGAGCTACGTAGCCGCAGATCGGTCTACCCCGACCGCGACGACTGGCGACGTTCGCGGCACGTATGCTGGGTTCACTTCCAGCACTGGCGCAAACAAGCTCATCGTGCGGCAGTCGCCGCAACCGTACAACCTGTTGTCCGCAGCGGGTCTGTTCGGCGCCACCCAGTACGCCACCTTCTGAGGATCAAGGCCATGAAGGGTCATACGTCGCACCACCGCACCCACAGCAAGCACGCTGTGCATCACCACCACTACGCCCATGGCGGGTCTGCCGAACACGGCATGAAGGAATGGGAACAGGATCTGCGGGAGAACCCGGAAGCCCGGGTCAACGCCCCCAAGATCACTCACGAGGCCGAAGCGAAGAAGCATGGCGGTCGCGCCAAGCGGAAGCACGGCGGCCATGTGATGGGGCATACCCATCACGAGCACGGCAAGCACCTGGCCCATGCCAAGCATGTCGGCCATGTGCACGGCCACAAGGCGGCGCATCACGCCGGCCGCAAGCCTCGCAAGGCTGGCGGCTCGGACATGAGCCCGCTGTCTTCGGCTCATCGCGTGTCGGAGCCCCGAGGGCACAAGTCCGTCACCGAAGAGTAACCCGGCAGGGGGCCGCAAGGCCCCCTTCTGATGTGGCGGAGGGCCGCAAAGATGGCAGGAGCTTGGACCCGTCGCGAGGGCAAGAACCCCGCCGGCGGCCTTAACGAGAAAGGCAGGGCCTCTCTCAAAGCCGAAGGGCACGACATTAAACGCCCGGTCTCTCGCGAAGAGGCTCACCACAGCGAGATGGCGGCGGCTCGTCGGCGGTCTTTCTGCGCCCGCATGGAGGGGATGCGGAAGCACCTGACCTCTGCTAAAACGGCGCACGACCCGGACAGCCGGATCAATAAATCGCTCCGAAAGTGGGATTGCCCGTAATGACACCAATCTCAGTAGCCCAAACCGGCGTCGGTCGGAGCACGGTAGTTGCCGTCGACAACTTTACCAATCCCTTTAACCTGGGGTTGATTACCACGTTGTCGGGTTCGGCGACCTATAACATCGAGATTACCCCGCAGGACTCGATGGACGCGGCGCCTACGGTGTGGGGAACCCCGGCCGCAACAACCGGTCTTACCACCGCTTCCGCGCTCAGCTTGACGGTTCCGGCTCGCGCGCTGTCCATTAACGTCACCGCAGGCGCAGGCACCGTCACGCTTTATGTCGTTCAAGCGGGCCTTCGGTGACCACGAGCGGCACTTACAACTTTAACCCGTCGCTTGGCGAGCTAGTTCTCTACGCCTATAACCTAGCGGGTTTGCGCAACACGTCGCTTCTGCAAGAGCACATGCAGACGGCGCGTGTCGCCGCGAACATGATGCTTTCCCGTTGGAGCAACCAAGGCGTTAACCTGTGGCAGGTCGATCTCGTCACGGTGCCGTTGGTCCAAGGGCAATCGGTTTATTCGGTTGACCCCTCTACAGTCATGATCCTGGACGGGTATATGGGAACGGTTTCGGGCAGCACCGAGACCGATCGTATTGTGCTGCCGATTAGCCGCACCGAGTACGCGTCCTACCCTAATAAACAGCAGCAAGGTTTCACCACGGTCTTCTGGTTCGACCGGTTGCTGTCGCCTTCTGTGACGCTGTGGCCGGTTCCAGACGGAACGAGCGCGCAATACTTCAAATACTACCGCGTTCGGCAGCTTCAAGACGCAAACTACGCCGGCGGGCAGACGGTCGACATCCCCTACCTGTGGATGGAGGCTTTCAGCGACGGCCTAGCGTATCGTTTGGCCCGCATTTGGAACCCTACGATGGCTATTGCGCTCAAAGCGCAGGCTGACGAGTCGTATCAAATTGCGGCTTCTCAGAACGTCGAACAGGCGAACCAGTACATTTCTCCGCAGATCGCGGGATATTACCGGCCATAAGGAGCATGAATGGCTTTCGCATCACGCTCCGGGCGCGCAAGCACCAGTAGCCGCAACCCTCAAGCCTTTGCCGTTTGTGACCGTTGCGGCATCTGGTACAACCACGTTGCGCTGCAATGGCAGTATGATTGGGCCGGCGCTTCTCTTATCAATAAGCGCCTTCTCGTATGCCGGTCGTGCCTTGACGTGCCGCAACAGCAGCTTCGAGCGATCGTAATCCCAGCCGATCCGGTTCCGATCAATCAGCCGCGTACTCAAGATTTCGTTAGCGCGGAAACCAACTACCGTGTCACGAGCGGCCAGAACACGGTCAATGCTGCGACCGGGATACCGGTTCCTGGCGATGTTCAACGCATCACTCAGGACGGCAATAACCGCGTTACGCAGCAAACAGGTGAGCCTCCGAGCGGCTTGAACCAACAGCCGGGCACTGACCCGAACGCGCCGGGTGACGCCAACCCAGGTTTGCCGTATGAAAATACCAGCGTGCCCAAGACAGGACCATTGACGTGAGTTCGATCCAAATCCCGAACCTCCCGCCGGCAATCGCGCTCAACGGGTCCGAGCAGCTTGAGGTTGTGCAAGCGGGCGTTTCCATGCGCGCGACGGCCTCTCAGATATCAGGGTTGACGCCCGGCCCTATCGGGCCGGTAGGCCCCAGGGGCGCGACCGGGCCGACCGGACCGACCGGAGCGACGGGGGCGACGGGAGCGACGGGGGCGGCGTCAACCGTACCTGGACCGACCGGGCCGACCGGGCCGACCGGACCGACCGGGCCGACCGGACCGACCGGGCCGACCGGTCCGACAGGGTCGAGTACCATCACGGTTGGGTCGACGACGGTTTCCGGAGGCACAAGCGGTCGCGTTGTCTACGATAACGCCGGTGTCGTTGGGGAGTATGTAATCTCCGGCACGGGCACCGTGGTCGCTATGGCCAATGGCCCGACGCTTACGACGCCCACATTAGGCGTAGCGACAGCCACAAGCGTCAATAAAGTCGCAATTACCGCTCCGGCTACCTCTGCTACTTTGACGCTCGCAGACGGTTCGACGTTGGCTACGTCCGGAGCGTTCTCGACAACCCTGACCTCGACTGGCGCTACCAATGTCACTCTACCGACCTCCGGGACGTTAGCGACGACGGCAAATACCGTAGCTTCCTTCAGTGCGGGAACAACCGGTCTGACGCCTTCGACGGCGACGACTGGGGCGGTCACTCTGGCCGGGACGCTTGCTGTCGCTAATGGCGGTCTTGGCGGCGGCACCACGCCTACGGTTGGCCAAATCCCGATCGGTAATGGAACCATTTACGTTCCCGGCACGCTGACGGCCGGTACCAATATCACCATCACCAACGGCACGACGATCGCCGCGACTGGTGGCGCGGGCTCCGGCACGGTCAACAGTGGCACGGCGGGTCAGCTTACGTGGTATGCTGCTACAGGCACGGCGGTTTCCGGCAACGTCAATCTGTTTTGGGATAACACCAATAGCCGTCTAGGTATTGGCTCAAGTTCTCCTGCCGCACAGTTTATGGTTGCAGGAGCTAATCAAACCACTGCTAACATCTCAACGTCTTCCGGCGTAGGCGGGGCTATTCTTGCGGCGGACACAGGAGTTTCGGCTGGGAACGGCGGATCAGTTATTTTTGGCGCATCAAGTGGGTCATGGAATTTTGCCGCAATCAAGGGATTGCTGTCTAGCGGGTTAGGCAATAGTCAAGGTGATATTGTTTTTAGCACTCGGCGGATTGCTTCTGACGCTACTTTAACAGAGAGTATGCGTATCTCGGCGGCCGGCAACGTTGCTGTTGCGGGCGCTATTGGCCTCACTGGCGCAACTAGTGGCTCTTTTACGTTGGCTGCGGCAGCAGTCGCGGGGATCGGGTATGGTTTTAGCCATTCCGGCGGTAACTCAACTCAAAGTAACGCTGCGCTAATCGCCACAAGTGGCGATACGAATACCGCGGTTGTGGTGACCCCTAAAGGCACCGGAGCGATTATCGCGGGGCCGACTCCTGACGGTACTGCGACGGGCGGAAACTCCAGAGGCACTAGTGCTGTTGATTTGCAAATCTCCCGTACTGCCGCCACGCAGGTAGCAAGTGGCAGCTATTCATTTGTCGCCGGACAAGGAAATACGGCAAGCAACAATTACGCTATAGCCCTCGGTAACAACGTCAACGTGAGCGCGAACTTCGCTTCTGCGGGTATCGGGCAAAACATCACGATTTCTGGCGTTTTTGGCTCTGTTTTGGGGTCAAACGCCACGCTGTCAGGAACTCAAAGTATCGGGCTCGGGTCGTTTCATTCAATTACGGGTAGTTATTCTGCTGCGTTAGGACAGAACATTTCCGACAAGGGCCGCACGCGGACCATTGTTTTTTCCGTGGGAGATTTTGGCAATAACCAAACTGCGGACGGAGATAGCCAGACAGTCTTTACGCATTTGCGGGCGGCAACGGCGTCGACTTCAGCGGCGACTTTGACTGCTGACGGAGCGGCGGCCGGAAGTACCAATATCCTTAACTTGGCCAATAACAGCGCAATGCGCTTGACGATCGACGTGATCGGCCGAGACACCACGAACGGAAATACAGGCGGCTGGAAGATCGAAGCGGTTATAAAACGCGGCGCTAATGCTGCCGCTACCGCCCTTGTAGGAACCCCCGTTGGAGCCGTCATAGGTCTTGACTCAGGTTGGGCTTCGCAAACCGCGCCGACGCTTACCGCGGATACGACAAATGGCGGGTTAACCCTATCCGTCACACCGATAACGACAAATGCTTGTCGCTGGGTAGCCCGCGTCTTAGCAGTAGAGGTTGCATAATGCCTGAATACTTCCAAAAGACCGTTCCCATCGGAACGACCGGCATCAGCGCGTCTTGCTGGGCTATTGCCGCGGGTACTTTTCAGCTCGGCGGCTCAGACGGTCCGGTTTATGGCGTCACCGTGCTCGGGTACGTGGACGCCGCAGCTTACAGCGCGGGGTTTCAGGCAGTTCCTTCGGCCAGTTTGCCATATTCGTTGACGGTGGCAAACTTCCCGCCTGGAACAGACCCCAATAGCATGAGCCTTAATTTGCTCTACCAAGGCGTGTTGAACGTAGCCAATTCCAATCCTGATGACCCGCTTAATGGGGCGGTTTTGGTGAACACATGAGCATTTTCGTCAATAACGCGACGGATACTCTAGCGCCAACGTCCGGGTCTTTAGCTGTTTCCGGAACGATAAGCGCGACTGGACGCATCACGCCCCGCATTGTGTCTACAACTAGCGGCGCCACTATCACGCCAACTGGCGATACTGCGGACCAGTATGAAGTCACCGCGCTTGCTGTGACCGCATCTGTTGCCGCGCCTTCGGGAACCCCCGCAGACGGTCAACGTCTGATCCTTCGGATCAAAGACAATGGGACCCGGCAAACGCTCTCATGGACTACGACTTCTGGTGCGTATCGAGCGGTCGGTTTAACCCTCCCCACTACAACAACCGCCGCCATTACCTACGTGGGCTGCATCTACAATAGCGCCGACACCTTCTGGGATGTTGTCGCTCTTGCGCAGGTGTAAAAAGTATGGCCACCAAAACCGTCGTTATTACATCGGGGACCAGCTTCACCACTCCGAGTGATTTCGGCGCCCCGTGGACGCTTCATGCGATTGGAGCTGGGGGCGCAGGCTCAGTAGGGACT